GAGTAAATATTCGGGTCCGACACCGGTATAATATCGATACGATCATCGAAATCAGCCTGTTTTATGGACGCTTCCGCGCCATAAACATTGTACGGATACATCGGGGGAAGCGATTCCATGAACACTCGCGCAAGCATCCGGAACTCTTGCTTCTGCGCGTAATGAAGCCGCTTGTGAATTGCCGACATCACCTTCGAGCCACGCTCGAGAAGCGCAACGGTCGTCCCTACTGCCGCTTGCTGGTTTCCATCCCCAACCTGTAGATCCGCAATCGCCGCGAAACGGCGACCGGCATCAACGACGAAACCGAGAAGCGCCATCAGCGTCTGGCTAGGCTCCTTGTACGGAAGCGGCAGGATACTTTCCCGCAAAGCGCCCCCAGGAACATCAATGTCGCGGAACTCGCCAGGAGACAAAGGCTCATCAGGATCGCGGATACGAATGCCGCGAGCTTTAAACCCAGCTGGAAGATTTGCCAGAGTACCCGCATCAATCAATTGCCTCAAAATGGAAGTCGCGGAACGGCCAAGACCGCCAATCATGTGCAACAGGCCGAAACCGTAGAAGCCAAGCCCCGGAAGGAACTTGTAATGGGAGAAGTACTGAATCTTGCGGTAAAACTCGTCGCCCTCGCGCCAGTTACGGCGAAGCGCCAGGATCTTTGAACTCCCCTCGTCTATGGTGACGATGTAGGGAAGCTTGATTCCCGTCTTTTCCCCATCGAAGGGACTTACGTGCTCAAAACCGGGCAAATCAAGGTCGGTATGCACCTCGAGAAGGGTGCAATCCTGTTCGTCACCACCGGTCTTTTCGATACCGACGAGGTTCCGCTCCTTCTCACGAAGCTCGTTGTCGTCGTCATAAGGAAGGAGTTCTATGTCCTGATAGAAGCCGGCAGCTTGAAATTTCCTGACATCGTTCGTGTTCATGCGAATGACGTGCGTAACGCGGGAAGCCGACGAAAGATCGGTCGCATTGTACGGAACCAAAAGATCGTCGGCGGGAACAAAACGGGAGACCGCCCTGTCCAGCATGTCATCGAAGTAGACTTTCTTGAATGCGCTTCCGGCCAGCGGAAGATAGAACAAAAGACGATCCATCTCGGGGTCGTATTCGTCCATCACATGCATAATCTGGAAGTTCATGAACTCCTGAACGCGCTGCGACTGCGATTCGACATTAGGGTCGGACGCACCGACGACCTGCGTTCTCACAGGACCGGAACTTGGTAAAAGCTCCTTGTAGGCTTGCGCCTGAAACTGGGTGACGGCCTCTGCAATCAGAGGATGGGTGACACCACTGGAGCCGCGGAAAGGTTCTTCGCGATTTTCATACTTGATGCCAAGAAGCCCGAGACCCTCGGTATAGGCATCCTCCCAATCCTGGCGCCCGCTCTTGTCGTCCTCATAGTACCCCAGAAGCTCGGAGGAGATATCGGCCAGTACCCGTTCTTCCAGAAGCTCGGCCAGATTTGCATCCGGCTCGGCCATGAGTTGGGTCTTGATCGCTTCCTCGAAATTCAGAACAACGGAACCGTCCTCTTCCTCTACGATATCGGTCGGTTCCTCAATCTCCTCAATCTCGATTTCCTCATCCATCATACCGCCAAGGGGCATCCCTTGCGCGGGCATTACATTATCGATCAAGGAGACGGGTTCATCAGCCATATTCTATTCCTTCAAGAATCATTTACCCTTCGCCATGTAAGCGGTCATTCCCATGTACGCTCCGACGACGCCCGCTTGGCCAATGTAAAACAAGCCGAACAAATCCGAAAGAGCCTTTATGCGGCCATCCGGGAAGATTGGCAAGAACACCGCCGCCGTAAACACGATCATGGAGATCATGGAGACCCACGCCATCCGTCGCTGGGCATCGGATTTCTCATGCCGCTCTATGGCCTCTGCCACAGCAAGTTCTGTATCCGACACAACGCCGTCACCATCAATATCCAACTCGTTGAATTGACTATCTTCTTGTAATTTCTTCTGGGCCATCATTTTACCCCGGATAGAGGGTTTTCATATCGGTAAGAGGTGGTGAAATATGTCGCCAGTTATTTCCTGCTCCAATCGGACACGTAAGACCTTCAGGCGTCGTAAAAGCAAGCGTAAAGGTGGCGCCCCGTGGAGAGGCAAATACCGCTATAACTCGCTTGTCGCTCAAGATGCCAAAACCGACCAACGTCTCCTGGAACTGTCGGGCGACCTCTGCGACAAACTCGGTGTGCTTCATGCAAAACGCCTGTCCCTTCACGGTCATCGGCCATGTGATCAGAATTATTGCTAGAACGAGCCAGAAGGAGGAATGAAACATCTACTTCATCTTCGATAAGGGGTTCTCGAGAGCCTTGCGGATCTTGTCGCTGGTTGCCTTTTCCAGATCGCCCATCTGCTTTTTCAAGCGTCCTTCAAGCGAGGTCATGTCGTTTCGAATTTGTTCCCGTCTCGTATCAAACCGGTCCTCTGCCTTGGTCACCATGCCACGGACCTTGTTCTCGTTTTGGTCCAGGGTGGTCCTGACAGCATCCGCTGTTTCCTTCGTGCGCCTTTCCGCTGCATCGACGCTCTTCTCCAGACGGGCAACATCCTTCTTGAGATCGTTCTTTATGTCACGCGTATAGTCCGTTGCCTTCGTGACCGAGTCCTCAACTGATACCATCTTCTGTTTGAAGACATCAAGGCGCTTATCAAAACCGCTGAGATCCGGAGCGACGTATTTCTGGATCTGCTCCTTCATGTCCATGTAGTCCTTGTAGAACTCAAAGCCGGCCCAAAGGCCACCACCAATCGTTCCCAGCAACGGCAGGATGATCAGGAGCTTCCCTCCTGACAGCTTTATTCCCTGATATTCGACTGCTGCCACCGTTTACCTCTAAAGCTGGGGCCGCGATTCGATTATTCGCCTGTTCTCCAGATGAGCCTTCTCGATCTCCTCCTTGGACTGTCCGAAATACGGCACCCCGTTATTCGTAACAATGAGAAGCTGGTTCAAGGTGGTTTCGTCCAGCACGAACTCACCGAGTATGCGTCCGAACTTGCCGCGGGAATCGTCCAGCCGGGTCCTCAGAACCTGATTGGAGCCTATGGGAAGTCGGCCTTTGACGAAGTTCTTCGCCAGAATGCCGAACTTCTTCTCCTCTGCGTCCCTTGTACGGCTCTCGGGTGTATCCACGCCGAACAGTCTGATCCTCTGCTTGTTCAGCCAGACAGCAAAGCCAAGATCAATGTCCACGTCAACCGTATCGCCGTCGATGATTCTAACAATCTTGCAGTTGTATTCGTACATCGGCCTTACCTGTATTGAGAATTTACCATGGCGTCATGCTTCGCATTGGAACCGCCAAACAGGATATATTGCGCGAAGTTGTTGCCGTCAATCACGGCGTCCGGAATTGTGTCCGTGCTGAAGAACCCTGCGGTGTCCTCCAGCTTGGTCGTAGCATCGAAGAAGGACTTGCTGTTTCCCAGTACCTGCATCACAACCAAAGTCTTCAACTGGTTGCTTGCATCATAGCGGCCCTTGTCCCCCATACGCTTCATTATTCTTTTGGCGATTTTTTCCTTAACGGCCTTTTTAACAAGAACTTTGGGAGATTTGGGTTCTGCTTCGGACTCGGACTCAGGTTCTGGCTCCGTCTCCTCGTTTGGAGAAGACGACTCAGGCTCTGACGTTGTCTCAGTGTCTGGCTCAACTTCTGGCTCCGGTTCCGGTTCGGGTTCAGCCGCTACCTCGGCCTCGATCTCCTGTTCGACCTCGGCCTGGACTTCCTGCTGCTCCTGCTGTTGCTGCGGAGGTGGTTGGAATTCAGCCGCTTCCGGTGGCGGGGGCGGACCCGTTGTACCACCCCCCATCGTTTCCGTCGATGGGGGCGCCATCTCCTGTTCAACCTGGGCTTCCATGTCCTCCATCTCGGGATCCTGTGGAGGAGACATATCAACCTCCACCGTCTCAACCGGATTGTCCGTCAGTATGTCCGTCTGTTGCAAGACATCCAGCACTTCCGTCTCGATCAAGGTGACCAAATCGTAAGTGGCAGTAAGAGCCGGATTAGAAAACTGTGGGCCGTAAAAGCCACTCGGAAACCCGGCATCTATGCCGAACATCTCGAACTCCCCCGTCAGGCCGGTATAGGAATTTTCGGGAACGGTCTGCGAATAGCTGTAGGTCTGGAGACCGGAGAACGTCAATTCGACCTCATGCTCGAACTTGTGCTGAAGCGCCGCGTTCTCGTCAAACAATGAAACCGTCAACCGAAAGATATCCTTGCAGTCAAACGCAGCCATCGTGTTGCCGGCACAAGTCGGCACCGTCGTGTTGGATTGATGCGAATCAACGTCCATGCCGTAATCTAGATCGAACCCCCGGTTGATCTGATCGATGGTCATGGCATCCTCGAGATCAAATGTCGTGGAGTACGTCCCTCCGGGACCGTGCTTCCCCGCCGTACAATACTCCCCCACGGCACAGCCGGCCCCCGTGCCAATGCTGGTGCCACCGGAACGGGTGAACTCGCTCATTCCGGGCATCTGGTTCGTGGAGGTCTCCTGACCGGTTACGATCTCCTCCGCAAAAGACTGGCCCGTCAACAGACAGGCCATCAGGAGTCCTCTCAGCAGAGTTTTAGGGAGACTGGAAATCAGTATCCTAGTCCTTCATCACCGCCCGCACCGAAACCATAACTCTCGCCGCCGCCACCACCCCAACCCCAATCATCTTCTGCCTGAGATACATAAACCACCGGGGGTGGCGGTAGTACTTCGACGGTAACTGGATCCGGTGGTGGGAGTGTTTCGACGGTAACTGGATCCGGTGATCGAGGCCGGCCAAGCCATGCTGGCGGAGGATTTGGATCTGTCCAACTTTCGCCATATCTTGCAGCTTGGGCAAGTTCTTTTGCACGCATTTGTGCCCAATTGGATTGGGCAATCCCCAATGGCGTGTTGACGCGAGGACCTCCAGAAGGGGCATCGGCCCAAGTGCCTTTGGGATCGGCTATATTGTAACCACCCGCTTCAACACCAAGATCACCTCCCAGGCCATAGGCAGAGAGGGTTTCCAAGTCCTCATCAGTCAGGGCCTCTTCGTAAGATCTGCCACCAAGAAATTCGGGCCACATCGTGGCGAGAGTATCCCAGAATCCAAGAGGCTGAGTTGTCCCAACCGGGAGTGCCCCAGCCCGCATCTTATCGGCTTCGCTTAAATTTTGATAAGCTCCAATCCCACCAGTAATGGCGCCCACGGCACCCAATGGAGCACCTGCCAATGTACCCGCAACAGTCGTCGCAACATCTACGGGATCAATGCCCATAATAGAAC